TCTTGAATCTTTACCAGGATTGATCATCATCCAATCGTGTAAACATTTCTTACATTCATATTTCAATATTTTTAATTCAGTTATCGCCATTTATTTCTCCTGGATAATGTAAATATGTTTTAATCATATACTTCGTATTACTTATAGGTGTTTCAGCAGAGTGAGGATAACCAAACCAAGCCGGAGTGATTGCTAGTCTTCCTTCAACAGGATTTACTTTTAAGTCAATAGATTTAAACCAAGTTTCTCCTCCCTCGTCTACCGTATTGAGATAATACAACATCATAAGCATTCGTTTGGAGGTATGAACGTCTATGGCATCGATATGTTCTTTATAATAATGTTTATCTGGATCATATCGGTGCATTCTCCATTGTTCAAGCGTAACAGTATTGAATAATAATTCCGCTTTATATCCGCATACTATTAAATCGTGTTTATATCGTTCATATGAGGATGCGGCGTGTCTATTCAATAGATTCATTATGTCATTCCATTCAGAAGATTCCGAAATACGTTTCGTACAATTCATTTCAATTGCATTGCGAAACTCTAAATCTGGTGTACGTGGAATGCCAATCGTTGAATTTATATGATGATCTTCATCCGCATCAAAGGCATCTATAATTCTTTTACAAAATTTAGCTGATATAGTTTTGTCATATATTCTAGCAAAATCTGTTAATTTATTCATTAGAAAGGAATATCTTCAGATGGTCCAATTGTATCTTGAAATGTATAAAGTGCTTTTTGTATTGTTAAATATTCTCTCGCGGCATCGTGGAGACAATCGTGATGTATAAATCCTTCAGGCTCTATGCCCATATCCCAGACATCACGTCCGAGTAATGTTAATACAACTGTTTTTGAATCGTGAATATTCCAGTAACGCCAGGGGAGTTCCGTTTGTTCTGCTCCTTCTGTAATGCGGAAAAGATCGTGTAGAATACCAAAATCGAAGTGGGAACCTCGTGAATAGACTTTTACTGTATGAATATCTACAACCTGCATCGCCAGCCAAGAAATCATATTTTCTCGTAACTTCGACCAATGCATATCTTTGGGGGAGGGTTTTAGAATATGTTGTGCGGCTTCACCTTGCTGATTCCACCATTCAAGAGTATCTTTGTAGATTTTTCTTCCAGCATCGACTTGACTCTTGACATCGAGTTTGGCATAATAGCCATTATCGATTAATTCTTTAAACGTATAATCTTTGGTCGAGTCAACTGCGACCATACCAACTGATAAAATTACACAATTATTAACACTCCCAAGAGTCTCAATATCTAATATAACCGTATCTTTCATAATATAATTCTCAATTCAATTTAACCACTAAAGCGGTTCAATGTTTTTTTCTACGTATTCTTTTGATTTCTTTCTTGCTTCCGTTAATGCATCCTTGACTTCCTGTTTAGACCCGCCAAAGTATGCTACTGCGTGTCCTTCGTCTATTAGCATTTCATTAATACTTATTTCTGATTCGTGATGATGAAATAACTCTCCTAGTACACGTCCAAACTTACCTGTACCGTGAGATTTAAGAACAAATACATTGCCGTTTTCTTCTAGTATTTCTATCAATCGATGTTTTGCACCAAGACCATATCGCTTTTCTGTAAGGTCTCGTGTACGGGATTCAGGAGTATCAATACCCATAAATCTGATTCGTTTATCAACGTGTACATTAAATCCTAAATCTATGTAGGCATCGATAGTATCACCGTCAACTATTTTCTTTACTTTTCCTTCATACTCGAACATTGTTCCTCTATAATGTGTTTTTCTTGATGGTCTGCAAGTTTTTTCAAATCAGTAAATATTAAATCACATTCAAAACAACTAACCCATCCATATTTGTTATAAAATTCCTTATCATACACATCCTTCACCTACTACCCTGTCCACGATATTTTTTCCAACTCTTCCTTTTGTATTTGTTTTTTGGTCGAGAATTTTTAGATTTTCCTATAGAAGTTCGTTTTGGTATTGTTTTAGATTTTTTTTGAATCTTATTCCACGTTGACTTAGCCATTATTTTTTATGTGTGTTCTGTCATAATAATAGAGAGTAATTGGGTAGAGCCTAGACTATCCCGAAAGACGACTCTTGCGTGGGCACTCTCGCCCCGATTAGCAAGCCAATCATCTACTCCCTCACCCGGTGGTACGTGCCTCTGGGACTCTTGGAGGGGCCTTTTAACTTCATCTAGGTAGAGTCACTTAGTAACACTCAGGTATGGAGGTCCGTCCCCTCGACCTGGCTTTAGTGTCATTTGCTCAACTACTCTCTTATTTCATTGTTACCAAACCCAACTGACATAAGAATATCTAACTCCTTTTGTCACAGGGGTAACATAATGTGGATACAAAAAACTTGAAGGAAATATTAATAAATCTCCTTGCTTTGTTTCAACTTTTTCTCCATTTTTATCATCAAAGAAATAAGTTTCTCCTCCTTCATAATCATCATTTAAATGTCCTATCATAGAAAGAATTGGTATACCTTTTCTTACTCCATCAAACATAGAATGAATAAGGTCACAATGAATTGTCATTTCTTGTCCGGTCTGATATCGTATAAATTTTATTGAACTAAATCCTTCCCATCCATTAAACCAAATAAAATCTAATTTGTCTATATATTCTCGTAAAACTGAACTTGCTTTTCCGATTATTAATTCATTTATATCTTCAACTTTTTCCTGTGAATCAGATCCAGAAATTCCAGATTGAATAAGATCACCTACTTTGGGATCTGAATATTGCTTTGGAAGGACTGGATTAGGTGTGTACAGGTGATGTTTGACCCACTCACATATTTTCAATTCACTTATACTTTTTTCACAATATTCTTTATCTAAAAAATTCTCTTTGCGAAAAATATAATCTTCAATATTTCTCTTCATTCACCAATTCTGTTTTTGTCCCTATAATCTGTGATTGCTGATTTAATAGCATCTTCCGCCAATACAGAGCAATGAATTTTGACAGGGGGAAGAGAAAGTTCTTCCACGATGTGTGTATTCTGAATTGTACTTGCTTCATCCAAAGATTTACCCTTGACCCATTCAGTCGCCAAAGAAGAAGATGCAATTGCAGACCCACAACCAAAAGTTTTGAATTTGGCATCGATAATTTTTTCATCTTTATCTACCTTTATTTGTAGTTTCATAACATCACCACACTCGGGTGCCCCCACAAGACCAGTGCCAACAGAAACGTCATCACGATCCATACTTCCCACATTTTTGGGTTCTTCATAATGCTCCATTACTTTATCTGAATATGCCATTATCTAGTTAAGGATAAAATTTTACTTATTTGGGCATCTAATACAGGTGCTCGTCCGGGCCAGTGAATATACGCTTTGTCCGGATTACTCTTTAAATTTTTCAGCAATGGAATTATTAATTTCTCCAACGCTTTCAATTTCTTAGTTTTGTATTCTTCAAATTCGGTCTTTTTTGCTTCCAGTTCTTCTTCCGCCGTCTCTTGTCGTGCAAGTAGATCCGCTAGATTGTTATTGATATCGCCGAAATCTACTTGTCCGTCACCATCAAAATCTAACTCTCGAACTTCATTTACTTGAGTTTCTATTGTGTCAAGTTTATCGGTAATGCTACTCAAGTCTACATTCACTTCTGGAGCATTAACCGTGGTTTCTTTAGCAAGAATCTTAGCCTGATTTCCTACAATCACATCCAATTTATCTTCGAGTGGAGACAAGTCTGGCATATCGCCAGCGGTGAGAGCATCAACCTTTTCGAGTGCAATAATTTGATCTAGTTTATTTTCAAGACTACTCAAATCAACATCTACTTCAGCAGAATTTGTCACACCTTCCGAAGGGATTAGGGCTATGATAGCATCTAGTTTTTGTGTAATAGGTCCTAAATCGGACGATATTGCTTGTGTCGTTTCCTTAACAACGGTGACGGCATCTGTTTCATCTGTATCAGAAAAGGAAAATCCCCAATCAAACTCTGCTTCTTCAATGTTGCCTTCTGCTGTATCTATATCTGCCATTATATTTCTCTACTTGGTGTTTATTTGTTCTTGTTTCACTTTACTTGAAAATAGTGCATTAAAAGAAACACTTCTTCTTTCTCCCATTCCATCTGCTGTACGAAAAGGATATACAAGATGGAGTTGTGATGATGGAAAAATAAAGAAATCTCCTACCTTTGGATGAAGTGTCATAAATGATGTTCCCCAAACCGGATCATTTCCAACATTATTGAAGAATGTAATTGAACCATCCTCATTACGAGTTGGATTTCTACTAGGTAAGAAATCTGGAATCTTGAGATACATTACAGCCCCCACAGGAGCATTTGGATGCATATGAATAGGCTGATATTCATTATCCTTTTGAGAAACAATCCACATATCTTTCATCTGTGTATACCATTCATCATCCAATATATTTTTTCTGTCTTCTTCATATGGGTTAACCTGTAATGTTTGTTGTATTACATAATGTCTAACCGCCTCTAAAAAGAATCCAATTATATTTTCACGTTCTAATAACGATGGCTCTACTGAAAATTCATCATTTATTTGTTTTGAGCCACTCTTTCCCCAGTCTACATTTCCCTTATTTTTTTCATTTACAATAACATCATCTGTAATTTTTATCATTTTTTCAAGAACAATCGGAGGTAATACAGTCTTCATTACAAAAGTTGACCATGGCTGTAAAAACTCAGCTTTCATCACAAAATTTTCTCCTAAATCCAAACTCATTATATAAATCTTGTATTAATGTTTGACCCCTATATTATACTTAGGTACAAGTTGCCAATCAACTTTATCTTTAAATGATATAATCTTAAATTGACCAACATTTCCCATTGGAACTAGAAGGTCAGGTTTTACGATTGTTAATAATTTCCATTCTTGAAGTAAATTAACAATAGCATTTCGTCTTTCAATATCTACTTTAGTTAAGTTAGTAGGTTTGCCATCTAAAGCAAATAATTCTTTGAAATGAACAATATAATACTGACCCTGCTTGTGTAGTATATGAGTAGATTGATATAAAATTTTATCTCGGTTAGATGCAACTCCCATTCGTGTGAGAGTTTCTTTAATCTTCAAAAAATCATCATCTTCATTGAATCTAATTTCTACCATATCGGTAGGAGACCAATCTACAATATAATCATCTACATTCTGATTTCCCCTGGATTGCAATATCATCAGTACCGCCTTTAGATAATTTTAGGCGAAGATTCTGAATTTCAGATTCAGAGAGAAGGTCTAAAACTTCCCTAGCCCTTTGTTCATTATAATTATAATACTCTTTAATGAGTTCAAGATTCGATGATGGTTCTGTTGCTTTAGCCCATTTAGACCATCGTTTCTTTTTTCTTAAACTATTTATATAATAGTCATATTGAAGCAAAGGATCTAATAGCCAATTAGCATTCATTTCATTGACATACAAAATGGTATCAATATTCATACTCAACGCACGATTAATGATGAAACATTTTCCACCATATTCGTCCTCGTCCATATCACCCGTACGGATTAAATTCGTATGTCCGTGATTGATATCGGGTATAATTTCTTTAAATAAATCAGCCAAGTTTAGGGGGTCCTATATTCGTATTAACGTTTGTAATTGGTGGAGGTGCTTGTGGTTTACCAAGATAAAATGTATCTAATAAATTTTCGAGAACTTCGATGGTGGTTTGTCCAGCAGGATGTTGAATACATTTCCCATTCTTAAAAAAATATGTTATTGGATGTTGACCAACTGGAAAAAACATAGTCTCCGACATTTGATAAATATCGATTCCTTTATATTTGTCTTTTGCAAAAACTGGTTTCAACACTTCTGGTAAAAAATGGTCACATACAGGACACGAGGCTCTCGTGTGTATAATCACCACATTTCCACCTTTGTCGATAATTTTTCTTGCTTTTTTCTCTGTTACTATTGGAAAAAATTCTTTACTCATTTACTCCTCCTTTACAAATGTTCCTTGGGATGTTAAATGACCTTTTCGATCTTTAATTTCATTATACGCGGCTTCTACACATTTGTCAAATTTAATTTTTTTCACTTTGCAAACGCCACGCAAGGTCACATATATATCTCCGACAGCATCCATAATATCTTCATCATTGTTATGATTTATAGCATCAAGGAGTTCGGCAGTTTCTTCTAGTGTTTTAATGGCTTGACCCATAGCAGTTCCATTTTCAGTAATGCCTTTGTCATCCATCCATTTATCAATATTATGATCATATAGTATTTTGTTAAATGTATCACTCATCTTTCCACTCCGCTTCTACCATTACTTCTGTTAAAAAAGCAACTAGATTAATTTCT